ATGTGGCAGCCCCGCTTGGTTGACTTGCCTTCGTGGCGAGTATCACCGACTATCTTGAATCCTTCGACACATCTGAGTGCTGCTTCTATGTCTTGCTGTGGCATGCCTAATCCAGTTAGAAGCCCTTCCAAGACCGACCGGCCAACGCGATGGTGGATCCAGTCACTAGCAGCAGAGAGATCTGCTGAATAGAGCTTGGCATCCGCCGTTCCGCGAAGGTTGATTGGCTTGCCTCGAAGGATGTCTCTTGACGCGCCGAACCACTTAAGGAAGGGTAAGGTATACTCCGCTATACAACGGGAGTAGTGCGTCAGGTATGCTGGGTGAAGCGATGCTACTCGGACCTTCTCACTCCGCTCTGGTATAGCAATGGCGGCGATTGCGTGTCGCTCGTCGTAGCTAACCAGAGATGTGTCTTGTGTGAGGGTCCTTGACAGCCTGTAGATGAGGTAAGGGTCTAATGCACCTTCATTCGCCTTCTTTCTGGCCTGCCGTGACAACGTCTCACCCATACGGAATCGGGGTTCGCTTTCGACAGCCCATTTGTAGTCCCTTGATACATTTGTGCGGTTGATGCCCGCCCTCCATGCGTGTGGAACGTAGAGTTGTCGCTGTTCGGTCAGGGTCCTTGAAACCACTGCTTCAATCTCTGTACGGTCTGCGTCGGCTAGCCGGATCTTGCACCGGAAGTGCTTAGGTGGCTCCACGTAGGTGGGCCCTAAGTCTATCCTTCGCTCTTCCTCTGCTAGTTCGCCGACGACGTACCTCTCGCCCCACGGGTCTAGGATGAACGGGTGTTGAAGGTGGAGCGGTGCCTGGCTACCTAAGTAGCTGGCCACCGTCTTCGCCTCGTGATACACCTGGTCTGTCCGCCCGCCTCTGGTTTGAGTCATCGCTTCGTGCCTGGCTATGTTGTTGAACAAGCCAAGTGCCTGCGGTTGAGAGATTGGACGACTACACCCTGGGTTGCGGGTAGTCGTGTACAGTGGGTTAAGGGATGCTGCGGGTGATGGCAGAGGACAAGCAGGTCTATAGATGTGATGATCGTCCCTTGTGGACAGGAACTTCTCTGCATTGCCCTTTGCGAAGGTGTAAAGACCGTCGAGGAACTCGGTCCAGTAGGTCCCTTCTCCATCCTCTTTATCAGTTAACCATCTCTCCTCACACTGCCGTGTGGCGTCCGCTATCTTTCTCTCGTACTCTGGGAAGAACCTCTGTACTTTCTTCACTCCCTTCTTTGAAGGTTCTAGTGTAGTTCGTGTAGGGTTGACCAGGGCACGGGAAATCGTAGTGGCTTGGAAGAGTCGCGACAAGTTAGGTCTAGTGGGTTCGAGCTCCTCGAGGACCCTCTTTCTTAGTCGGTGAGACCAGGATTTGGTGGCGTCAAATGGTCTGGATGCCTGTTCTAGCATCCACCAGAAGTAGTGAACAAGTTTTCCATAGTTCTTACTTCCGTACTTCGCCGAGTTCCATATGTCTCCTCTCCACAACACGTAGGCGCAGGTGAGTTGAGGCCAGTTAGCTTTCAAGAAAGCTTCAGAATAAGACAACAGGGTTACCATCCCCTGTGCCAGCGAGCGATGCCTCTCGGAGTGCATCCTCACCCAAGCACGGGCCGTTTCTAGATCTGTAGGAAGTACAGATCGTCGGCCCCTCGTGTTGGGGTTCTTGCTGGTTGGAGAAC